ACAGGGATGATGATTAGCATAAGTGGCTTTCAGTTTACCGAAACTCGCCCACTCCGTCAACCTGCATTTTGCTTCGCTCGCTTGAATCTCTCCAGATGCCCTTCCTCGGCAGCGAAGAAGTCGGGCAGGCGGGCGCACTGGAACTCATAGACCATCTGCTTCGCCTGCTGGAGCGAGACTCCATCGCGTTTAGCGACGACCGCAGCTAGGGTGTTGAGCGACATGCTGCGCTTCTCCCCGTGATACTGCCACATGCCGGGCGGAACTCGGGCTGTGTCCAGCTCACGGAAGACGGGATCTGCGGAGGCAAGCGTGAGGGCGGGACGGGTGCCGATGGCAGGGAGCACAACTTCTCCGTTGGCGACGTGCTGGACTTCAGGCAACCCAGGTGCCTGCGGGAAGATGCAGTCGGGGAACACGAGACTCGTTTCCTGGATTCTGCGGTGCTTCAGTCCCTCAGCGATTGCTCCTGCGCTGCTCTGGTTCCCGATGAACAGTTCCGAGCCAGCAATCAACTCAGCTACTTGGAGCATGTTTTCCGTTGGTTGGAAGTCAACGTAGCCGTAGTTCCCGCAGAACTCACGCCACTCGTATTCCAGTCCGACGAACAGCAGGTGGTGCTTGTAGTGGTCAACAATCTTGGCCCACGGAAACACTTGGTTTCGGTAACGCTCTGTCAAGTTTACAACAACCCGTCCTTTTGACTTCTCGGAGGGAGCCGCTTTCAACCACGGTGTCGATCCGTCGATAACCAATTTCGTCTGCTCCACCATGCAGTAGTGGTTCAAGTGCGCCTGCATGAGGGTCTCACCAATCGTGAAGTGCTTCAAAGCGCGGAAGTCCTCGCTCACCCAGTCAACTCTATCGTTGACCCCTAGAATATTGAACTCTTTGATGTAGTCCAGCTTTTTGACCAGAGGTTCAAGAAGCCTGAACAACACAGCCGCTTTGTCTGCTGTTTTCGCTTTGGTCATCGTCGAGTGGCGGATGCCAAGCGAGTGCGGTCCTGCTGGAAGATGCTTGAGCAAATTCAAGAGAAAAATCGCATCCCCAAGGTCGCCTGTGGAAGACACCAACATATTGTTATGCTTTGAAGAAGACGAATGTGACTTGAGCCTGGGCGTCCCCCATTGTTTGATCGACGCCCTTGTCGTAGGTCTTGTGGAGTTTGTACTTGTCGAGTTCGAGACGGGCATCGACGAGAGTCAGGCCGCAGGCGAGACCCAGTTCGCGCATCTCACGCATCCCGTAGAATGGGTGAGAAGGACGCACCTCCGGGTCAAGCAGATCGAAGCTGGCCTTGTGGTCGCCGTTGTAAGGTGAAGGCCACTGACGGCGCTCGTAGAAGGTCCACGATGGAACGTAGATGAGCATGTAGCCTCCTTCTTTGAGGACTCGGCTCCAGTTCTTCAACGATGTTGGAACATCGACCATGTGCTCAAGGCAGTGGCTGGACACCACAGCATCGAACTTCCCGTCTGGGATAGAGGCCAGATACTGTGCATCTCCGTCCGGGATGTCCCATCCGGTGACTCTGGCTGGTGGAGGCAGTTTGATCGGGTCAGGACCACAACCAACGTCGAGCACGTCTCCCCGGAGATAGCGATAGTCGTTGTTTCGGAGGCGGGCAGCGTGGGATTTGGTTTGTTCGTCCATGTTTTTAGAGGTTGAGAGCTTGAAGGATGGGTTCCATGAGTCCTGCGGTTTTGCTGCCGCCGTTGGCGTGAAAAGCGATGGGTGAGGTGTTGGTCACAAGGTTACGGACAATTCCGGGCTGGATGTCCAGTTCGTCAGCGGTGACGCCTGTCAGTGTCTGGAACACTTGGCACTCGGAGTCCAGACGCATCTTCGGCTCGTCTGGAGAGCACTGTCCGAACAGGAACTTCTCCATGATGTGTTTCTGGTCATTGACGTGGTGCCACGTCCCATCCCGACGTTGGTGGTCGTCCGGCCAGTCTTCGACATTCATCTGCTTGAAGATGGTGTGGTAGGCGTCGGTTTCTCCGATGCTCATCCCTGAGTTGAAGAACTTGAACGGGGAGTCGGTCTTCGGGTGATGCACGCCCCAGTCGGCATCAGGGAAACAGTTCTTCTCGGCATTCCAGATGATTCGATGACTGGACTGCGTGAGGAAGTACTCCAGAATCTTTTCCGGGTTGTCGGCGAACCAGACATCGAAGGAGTCCACGAACAGAATATGGTCTGAGCTTACGGTGTTGTCTTCGATGGCTTTCTTGAGCAGCTTGGGCTTGCTGCCGAGACCTTTCCATGGCTGCGCCCACCCGAGGATGATTGGCTCGAAGCCGTAACGCCTGGATGACTTGAGAAAAGCCTCCCAGCCACGTTGAAGGTAGTCGTGTTGTGGGTAGCCGTTGGCGACGGCGACGATTTGTAATTTCATGCAGTAGGCTGTTTGATACGGAGAATGCGGATGTACTCTTCAATGACTGAGGTGATACCTGAACGTGTTCCATGCTCCAGAACATCCCAGGTGGCTTTGCAGCGAAAATCGGAGTCCGGCCAATGGTTGTAGATATGACCACGTTCATTTGCGGAGGAACAGACAGTCTCGTTGGATGACGTTGCGGTCGATTGGGTGAATGATGTCCCCCAAGTTCTCAGCCAGATAGAAGCCGTTGGCCTCCATGAACATGATCGTTTCATTCATCAGCGGAGCACCTTCATTGTAGTTGGAGAGGCTCACTTCCATGATGACCGCCTTGGCGGCATCAAGTGTTTTCGGTGCGCCGCGCAAGATGTCGAGTTCACTTCCCTGCGTGTCGAGCTTGATGAGATCGAATGTCCTGCCATCTACCACGTCGTCTAGTCGGCGGGTTCGGAGTTTCTGGGCGACGGCTTTGCCATCACCATAGAACGAAGTATTCTCACGGTAGTAGCTAGCTCCGGTGCAGGTAGGAGCGTCGTTGCGGGTGAAGAAGTCCACTTCTTTTTCAGTGTCACTCAAGAGAGCGACTCGGACCTGTGCGCCAGTTTGGATAAGCTGCGCTTCACAAGCTGGGTTCCCTTCTATCAGGAAGAAAAAAGCATTGAGCCAATGCAGTCGAGCTTCGTTATGCCAGTGACCGACGTTAGCTCCAATGTCTAAAACAGTGGCCGGGTTGACGTGTTTTTTGATGAGATCGAAGTTCATAAGACGCGCTGGATATGAGGCATGATGTATTCCGCAGTGTAGCGGTGGACTCGGTATCTGTCAGCCAGATCCTGTGCGGCAACGTAAATTCCGTGAAGAGCCTCCAATGTCCCGTGTTCGTACACTGTGTTTGCCATGCCATCTGTGCTCACAAGCTCGATGCAGTTCTCTCCATGCACCCAAGGATGGGACCATGCCATGCCGTCGAACAGCTTCACCGGAGCCGTGTGGACCAGATGCTCGGTGGAGCGGAAACATTTGACTCCGGCTCCGGGTAGCGAGACACACATCTTTGACTGAGCCTGTCTGCGGGCGATCTCATTGATGTTCGTCCGGTGCGTGTGCGGCGAGTGGATGCTGATCCATTTTCGGTGGGGTTCGTGCAGCTTGGCGTCGAGGCACTCGAAGTGGGCGATCACGTCAATCTTTCCTTTCGCCATCAGTTGATAGGTTTGGGCAGCGAAAGCGGGGCGCAACACGTTGCTCAGCCCCCAGTTGAAAAACAACTCGAAAGGCCGGGTATCGAAGTTCTTTTTTGGTTCAATCTCCCAAGCTGGCAGGTAGCACGGCCACTCAATAGGGACGACAACATCGGACACATCAGCCAGATATAACTCCCGTTTGAATGTGAGCGTCGGGGTCACTTCAGAGCACCAGTTGTGGAACTCATCCCAGGTTCCTCCTGGGCAGTTGAGCCATGCCTCCCGATGCCTGCTGCCGAACAGGTGCGTGATACCCCACGGATTGCCGGAGTAATACTCCATGAAGTCCATAAGGATGACCGGCTTGTTGATGGTCCGCAGCAACGGGTTGAACGTGAAATTGCCGAAATGCGAGACGGGAACGATTACTGCGTCTGCTTCTGCAACACTGGTGACTCGGTTCGGCAGGTGGCAGAGGATGTTCTGCATCACCGTGCCGTCGATGTCGCCGCTGGCATGAGCACTGATGATATGGAGCTTTGGATCAGGCATGTCTTTTCATATTATCGAATCTCCCCCACTTCGTCAATCACTTTCACCCCACCCGCTGCCATTTCCTTCAGCACCCCAGCCTGCGTCACCAACGAGTTGATCGCGGAACGTGGGTTTCGGTGGCGGTGCAGGCTCCCACCAGGGGCGCGCAGGACCGACTGGACGCACTTGTTTGGCGGCTCTGGCGGCGGCGGTGAACTTGTGACGGCGACGGGCGACTTCGATCAGTCCGACCCAGGAGTCGGCTCGGTCGGGGCTGTGACCGCCTGTGCGTTTCTTCATGTCATCCTTTGGCTCGACTTGCACCTTGCTGCCGCGTTCGGTGTAAGTTCGTTCGCACATCTCGACCATTGTAGCTGGGTCGAGTCCTCGAATTTGTCCTCCTACGACGAACTCCTTGCCGACATACCAAAGCTCGGACACTCGGTTGAAGAACCGATCCTTCCCTTTTCTCTTGTCGGTGGAACTCACCATCATGTCCGACGCAGCACCAGAGAAGCTGACGAGCTGGAACCCATGACCCATCTTCATCGCCAGAATGGTCGAGAACGGATCTCCGCCACCCGTGGCATCGACGCCCCGGTCCTCGACGGCGACGTTGCGCCTGACGCACTCTTCAATGTAGAGTTCTGCGAGCTGCTCGTTCCGGTCCTTCGTCTTGTGACGAGCATCTACTCGTTTCATCAGGTCGAGGGTGTCGGTCTTCAAGAGCATCTGTCGATTGACTCCATTGATCTGCGCCACACCGATCAGACCAAACGAGGCTGCGGCGGCGTCTCCGCCCTTTGAGAAGGATGGATCGAGGAACGAAATTGGGGTTGGCTTGTAGAGCCATTGATTGACTCCCTGCGCGCAGAGATTAGCCGTCAGTTCCGGCTCGGAGTAGATGGTGTCCGTGGCTCCGGTTGGGCATGGGAAGCTCTTCACCATTCGGTAGTATCCGGGGGACTTGGGTCCGAACCTCGCCTTAATGTCATCGAGTCCCTCTTTGGTGAGCAGTCCGGGGTACACCTGCTTGCCCGCCCGCACGTTGGGGGACAACTCACCGTCGAAGCGGATACACAACCCATTCACTCGGGTTCTCCACTCGAAGGTATTCTCGTCAACGCTGTTCCACCCGTCTGCTGGTTCGCAGAAAAGGCCCATTGGGTCGAACTGGGAGGAGAAGTTGCCTGATGCCAGCATCTTGAAGCCATCATTTGCCATCAAGTTACTGGTGGCGTCGTAGAGAGCGTGTGTGAGCAGGGGAAGCTCGTCAGCCAGCAGCAGGAGGTTCTTGGCTTTGAAACCGATCAGGTTGCTGACATCATCGTTGCCTTTCCCACCCGCTACCAGAGCGATGCCGACGAGGTCGTTTGGTTTCCCGTCAGCGTTGAGTCCGGTGATCTTCCCTGCGGATGACACCAGCTTCCCTGGCAGCACTGGAGGGATTTTCAGGTAGGAGTAGAGCGAGCCGAAGTAGCGAGCTGATTCACTCCACATGCGCTCGACTTCACCCCAGACTCGGTTGCGCGAGTCCTTGAGCGATGTGGAGGTGATCAGGACCTTCGTGTTCTCAGGGAACAGAAGGAACATGCAGACCGCATACATGGCGAGGAACGCCGACTTGCCGGAACTGGCATGACCGGAAATAGCCATCAGTTTCTCTTCCCTGACGTGTCGGAGGATCGTCTCCGAGTAAGGGTTCCAGTGCCAGCGGGAAGGCCAGTCCTGCCGCCCTAGAACGTGGTTCACGAACAGTTTGAAGTGCTCGTCCCACGCCATGATCTCGTTCCCCGGCTGGCGGATGGCTCGGTCGTAGTTACGAAGGATCTCACGCTCGATCAAAACGTCCGGCATCTGAGCGATCAACTTCCCCGTCCGCTGATCACAGATTGGGTTCCACTTGATCCCGTATTTGAGACGCTTGGCGGACTCAGGGATTGTCGGAGGTTTTGGAGGAGCTTTGGTCATTTCGAGGATTCGTTCTCTGATCTCCACTCGGGGTCGTATTTGTTGGTCACGCATTTTGAGCAGGCGTAGTATTCAGCCTCTTCTGAAGAGCCTTCATAGGCACCTGCCATCTTGACCCAGATATGCTCCCCAATCGCCGCGTTGCAGCACTGGTCGCAATCACTTTTCTTCGCAGCGTTGAAGTGGCAGAGTTCCATCCGACATTCGATCAACGGAGAACAATCCGGCGCTGGCAAGCCCTGCCCCGGTGTGAGTCGATTTTCTTCTGGCTTTTCCATGATCTTAGAGTTTCGGGAGTTCACCCTCGGCATGGCTCGCCAGGCCTTCAGTGTTCTGCGTCTCCATTTCGGCGACGGTCATGATTCGGTAGGTCCGCTCTTTGAACGGGTGTGTTTTCTTGGCCCGCTTGATGGCGGCCGCTGCCGCTTGCCACGTCTCGAACGTCAGCGCACAGCTTGGCGTGTAGTAGCGCGTTGGGTCACTCTCGTAGCCAGCGAGCCAGCACATGCCGCCCTGCGTGTCCGGTAGCCCAACGCAGAACAAGGCACTGCTGCCAACCTGCGGGGCGGATGTAGTCTGTTTTGTGTTCATAGATTTTTGGCCGCCCCTTCGGTCGGCAGAGTTGATTCGTTAGGCGTCCGCACTGGGCCGTGCCATCGCCCTTCTTGAGGCTTGTAGTTTGAGACGCGCCAAAAGTGGCCATAGCCCTTGCTGGCGGAGGCGCAGAATCCCATTCCAGCGTCATGAGCGCACCAGCGCCAGCGCTGCATTTTGCAATCATACCACCATCCTGTAGAGTCAGGGCGTGGCGCGTGGCGAGGCTCACTCATGGCGTTTGGGTGGTTTCGAGCCAAGCCAGATAGCGCCGGCGCTCCGCCTTGGTCATGCAGTTGCAGCTCTTGTTCTTGGTGACGTATCGGCAGTCACGGGTGTGGCCGTGGGGCGTCCGGTGATGCCTAACAAGGCGCTGGACAGAACCGCCAGCGGGGCTTTGGGCGTTTGTTTCGGTGGTGTTCATGGCGGTCTGTCAGCTATGCGTTCAGCCTCATCTGTCGGCGGCGTTGGGACGTTGCTCGCTTATTCCGAGCCACTGCAAAACCAAGCTCGACACCCTTGCGCACCTTTGGCGCTACGATGGCGACATCATGCACGAGGCCACAGTCACAGCAGGCCAGTTTGAACTTTTCCTTGTTCTTCACAGTGCTTCCGATGCCGTCGATGAGTTGTTCGTATTTACTTTTCATCGGTTGGGTTGAGTTCTGGCCGGTAACTGCATTCTCCGCAGTAGATGCATTTCCACTCAGAGCGCATTCCTCCGACCTGATGGATTTCATCGCCATAGATTGAGCGATTGAACTCGAAATCATGCCCCTTTTTGAAGCACCTCCATCGTTCGCGGAGGCTTTGACGGAGGCGGGCAAGTAGCCCGGTTGGTGGCGTGTATTGGCTTGGCTGTTCTGTGTTCGTGGTCATAGGTAATCGGGCTGAACCCGGCAGTGCTGGACGACGGCGGGAAGTCATCCTTTGTGTTATTTGGAGCCTGACGCCCGCCGCGCCAGACTTTGATCGTTGTGCAGAATTTGAATCACGCGCCATCCCTTCCAGTGGGTGCGCCCGTATTTGTTGCCAGGAGCGGCAGCACGCATTCCAGCGGCGGCGCGTTCCCATATCGGCATCTTGCATCCGGGGTCAGGCTCGAATCTGTGAGCGTTGGCGCGGCACCATTCGCGGAGATTGTTCACCTCGATTTCCTCGCCGTCTGGAT